GCCTCGGGCCTGTCCTTTGCTCTCAAGATGGCGCTGGGCACGCATATGCGTCCACCGGCAGCCACGTACCCGCAGATGTTTCGCGCCACCGACGCCTCGGCAGGCAATGACAACATCGCGGGCTACTGGATTCTTGACCCCAATGCCGCCAATGCCGCCGTGGCAGCAACCGTCCGCACCGCGTCGACCGCTGTGGCCGACCTCTCGGCCGGATCGGGCTCACAGTTTGCCTATCCGCTGGCACCCATTCGCCTTGGCGTGTCGGTCAACGCCACCCAAGGCAAGGTCGGCACGCGCGGACGCCTGAGCGCACCCGACACTTCCACGCCTCTGACTGCCGGGGTCATCAATCGGTTCCTGTTTGGCGCCGATGGCCGCCCCACAGTCGAAACCTGCTACGAGTGCGTCGAAATCTGGTCAAGCGCCATTGACGACGCGACGCTTACCCACGCCACTGCATAGATTTACCAACCACTGCACAAGACAACAATATGCCTGCACCAGAACCCCTCTACACCAACGACGAGCTCAAGCAGCTCGAAGAACTCGGCTACGAAAAAGACGATGCCGACCTGTTGTCACGCGAAGAAATCGATGCGCTCATTGCAGGCGATGGCAGCGACCAGGACGACGCAGAGCGCGCCGGTAACGACGATGACGATCAAACCCCTGACGATGCGTCTGCCGACGCCCAGGCGACCGAAGCGCAGCCAAGCACACCGGACACCGACGCGCAGCCCGCCAACGACCCGCCAGACACGCAAGCCACGCAAACGCCTGCCGAGCCTGCCTCGCCTCCAGCCAGCGAGCCGCTTGCCAAGGATGCCGATGGGTGGATCACGCCACCCCCACCCCTTCCAGGCGAAGAAGATCCAACGCTGCCGCGCTATGACGTAACCGCGCCCGCTGATCTTCAGCAAAAGATCGATGCCGCACGCCAAGCCCGACTCGATGCCGAGCGCAAGTACCGCGATGGCGAAATCGACGACGCCGAACGCGATGCCGCAGTGGCCAAGGCCGAGGAGGAGCGCGATCAACTCATCGAGCAGCGCGCGACCGCCAATGCGCTCAACACGATGGCCGAAACCGCGATGAAAACCGCGTGGGATGCCTCTGTGCAGCGCATGATCGCCATTGCCCGCGACACCGATGGCATCGACTACACCAATCGCGTGCTCGGCAAAGCCTTCGACGACGCGGTGCAGAACCTGGCCAAGCACCCAAAAATCAACGACCTCACGATGATGCAGGTGCTACGCATGGCGCACGCCGAAGTGCTGCAGGCCATCGGCCGGCCCGCAGGCAAAGCCGCCGCACCCGCACCAGCCCCCGCACCAGCCCCCGCGCGAGGCAAGGCCGGCAAAGCCCCGGATCTCTCGCGCGTGCCGCCAGTACTCTCCACGGTCCCCGCAGCTGGTCCCGCCGATGCAGGCGCGCATGGGGAGTTTGCGCACCTTGAGCACCTCGAGGGTTTTGCGCTCGAAAAGGAACTCGCCAAGCTCTCGCCCGAAGCCCTGGATCGCTACCTCGAACAGTAAGCACGCAAGCCCACCATGCAGCATCCCCCGCCCTCCGTTGACATCGACAAATATGTGCCGACCACGACACGATTTATTGATCTTCGCGTGGGCGGGAAGTTAATTCTCGATTCAGGACGCATCACAATCAGCCTAGAGTCCAAAACCGGCCAACTGGCACGGCTGCGGGTCGAGGCGCCGGGCACGGTTAGCGTGACCCAAAACCAAAGCACCGTGCAGTCCCTGGCTGCCAAAGGAATCGCCAAGCTCATCTGAGCACCATCGTTGACGCATGAGTGTCGACCACATGCCCATCTATCACTAGGAGGTCACTATGGGTCGCACGTTCATCGGGGTGAATTCCCCACAAGCCGTCAAACGCTGGGGCTCAGGCCTCGCGGTTGCCACCAACAAAAAGCAATACTTCGCGCCTCGCTTCATGGGCTATGGCCGCGAAACGACTATGCCCATCATGGTGCTGGTCGAACTCGAAAACAACGCATGCGACAACCTCAAGATCGACCTGCTGATGCCGGGTCGCGCAGAGCCGCGTGCCGGTGGCCAGCCCTTGAGCGGCTACGAAGAACCCATGCGCATCTTCCAAGATGACATCAACATCGACCAAATCCGCTATGGCGTGGACGTGGGCGATCGCATGAGCCGCAAGCGCACGCTGCACGACTTGCGCAGCAAAGCCAAGCGCATCATCAAAGACTGGTGGGCGCGCGCCATGGATGAACTCCTGTTCATCCACTTGTCCGGTGCGCGTGGCGTGGCCCAGGATTTCCTGTGGTCCGACACCAACGAGCACTTCCAGGTCAACCAGATCGTCACGCCCGACGCCATGCATACGCTTTACGGCGGCGCCGCCACGTCCAAGGGCTCGCTTGCCGGCACCGATCACATGGATTTGCGCATGATTGACCGCAGCGTTGCGCGTGCCGAAACCATGGGCGGAGGCACCACCGACGACATTCACATGCTGCCCACCGATGTCGCGGGCTCCGACAAGTATGTGTGTCTGATGCACACCTTCCAGTTCGACAAGCTCAAGAGCTCGCCTGCGACCGGCCAGTGGCTCGACATCCAGAAGGCTGCCGCTGCTGCCAATGGCTACAACAACGCCATCTTCAAGGGTGGCGAAGGCGAGTACGCCGGCACGGTGATTCACAAGCACCGCAACGTCATCCAGTTCAACGACTACGGCGCTGGCAACAACGTGCGCGCCGGCCGCGCCATCTTCATGGGCGCCCAGGCCGTTATCGTGGCCTACGGCTCCAACGGCAATGGCGTGCGCTACGAGTGGTCCGAGGAGTTGAAAGACCACGGCGACAAACTCGCGGTCGGTACCGCCTGCATCGTCGGGGTCAAAGCCTCTGGCTACAAAGACCCCAAGAGCGGCAACCGCAAGGACTTTGGCCGCCTGGTCATCGACACCGCGCTCACCGACCCCAACGCCTAAGCGCCTACCAGCACAAGGAGTAACCACATGGCTCACACCAAAACGCTCGAGGCCCAAGGCCTGCGCTCTGTCTTTACGCCGACGATGCACGGCCCAGGCTGGATGTCGATTGACTTCGACTACCCAGCGGCCGCGCCTTCGGCCAATGACGTGCATGTCATCACGCCCGCCCTCGAAGGCTATTTGATCGAGGATTGGGCGATTGTCTCCGATGACATCGACACCAACGCCTCCCCGACCGTTGTGCTTGCGCTTGGCGTGACCAACGCGGCCGGCACCGACCTCAAAGGCACCAACGGCACCTTCGCCACGAGCTTAACCATTGCCCAAGGCGGAGGCGTGGCCCGCATGGGCACGAGCGCCCCGCTGCTCTACGGCAAGCTCGGCGCCTCGGACGCGATCGGGATCAAATTCACGGGCGCACCCGCGACCTACGCGACCGGCAAGAAAGGCCGGCTGCTGTTGCTCATCGAGCTCGCCGCCTAACCGAACGGTTCTCCAAGCAGGGTCCGTGCAGGCGACACCAGCCGCTTGCACGGTTCTCAGGCTGATGGCTCCACCCGCAGCCTGAGTTTTTTGCTCCCTCGTTCGTGCTGGCCATATAACGAGATTGCCCTATGCTGATTCAATGCCTGCTCAAGCGCCCCGGTGGGACGCACATCACCATGGCCGATGGCACGGCCTACCATTTCGCCCCCAACGAGCGCGATGACCATGTGGCCGAGGTGCCCAACCAGGTGCATTTCGCGCGGCTGCTGTCCATCACCGAAGCCTATCGGGTCTACAACCTCTCGCTTGGACAGCCGAAAGCACCACCCGCCCCGCCTGCAACCCCAGGCAAGGCCGATGCAGGCACAGGCACGGGCAGCCCAGGCACGATGCTGGCCATCGTCGCCGGCCAACAGGTCGACCTGCTCGCCAAGAATCGCACCGAACTGTTTGAGCTCGCCAAACTGCTCAACATCACCGCGCCCCACAACACGGGCGAGGCTCGGCTGCGTGACCTGATTGTCGCGGCTGCCGCAGGCCTCAAGCCTCCGGCCGACCCCGCGGACCCACAGTAAGCCGCCATGCTCACGGCACAACAGCTGCTCGACCTAGCTCGCGTGCCGCTCAACGACGAGGACCGCGAGCGCTACCCCGATCCGGTGGGCCTGCAGCATCTCAACCAGGCGATGATGATGCTGCGCCGAAAGCGCCCCGACCTGTTCTTGGGCCAGATGCGTGCGCACGTTGCCAACTACGCCCTCGCTTCGGAGGTGCCCGTGCATCCCATGTACGCGCAATGCCTCATCGATTATGTGTCGGCACGCTGGCAAACGGTGGACGACGATGGCTCTGTCGAACCGCGCATCGCCGCTTTCATGCAACTGTGTGAGGGCGCGCTATGAGTGTGCGCGCCGACTTTGCCACCCTGCTCGATCTCGTGCTGCCGTGGCTGCCTGGCTGCACGGACGAGCTTGCGCTGATCTACATTCGGCAGGCGGCGCGCGAGTTCTGCGATCAGTCGTGGTGCTGGCTGCGCGTAAGCGAGCCCACGCCCACGATCGCTAACGATCCCGAGCTTGATTTGGACATTGGCGCCGATGAACAGTTCGTGCGCCTGCTAAGCGCGTCCATGGAAGGCCGGGATCTGTGCGTCGGCCGCGATATGCGCATTACCGACGCCATGTTGTCCTCCATCGGCACGCCGACCCATGTGTGGAGTGCCACCCGGATCAATCTGACCCTGTGGCCTGTGCCGGCCGCGTCCGGGGCTCTAGTAACAAGTCAAATTTGCGTGCAGCCTTCCGACACGGCTCAGGGCATGCCCAAGGAATTGCTTGCGCTTTACGGCGAGACCATTGCTGCCGGCGCCCTTAGCAAATTGCTCACGATGCCAAAAAAGCCCTGGACCGATACCGCGCTAGGCCTCGAGCGCCGCGCGTATTTCCAGGATCACGCCGACACCATCAAGTCGCGGGTACAGCGACAGTTTTCCAGCAACCTGCGCCGCAGCACGGCGCACTACTTTTAAGGACTCTGCCATGCATCTCGTTGTTCGCAACCACGCCATCGCCGCGCTCATCGTTCACTTCCAACTCGCCGGGGTGTCCTACGCCTCCGAAGGCGGCGAACAAGACCCCACCGACAACCGCTTGCCCTTTGAAACCGAGCGCGTTGAATCCGGCAGGGATCTCGTCATCAATCTGCCCGCCAAGATTGTGAGCGCCGAGCTTGAAGGCGAGGCGGTTGAGGACGGCGCGTATGTGCTGATCGAAAACCGCTCGCCCATGCCGATCCTGCTCAAGTACCAGCGCGCAGGCATCAGCTACGCCTCCGAAGGCGGCGAACAAGACCCGCTCGATAACCGCCCACCGTTTGACACCCTCGAGGCCTCGCCCTGGCAGGCGATCCGCGTCGAGATGCCCTCCAAGATTCTTGGGGTCGAGCTCATGGGCATTGGCGTGTACACACCCGCCTCTGATACGGGAGCCTGAACCCATGATGCTGCGCGCTGAAACCCCGAT